GTCATTCTGTCCCTCAAAAGCAAAGTATCTGACTTTCCTCTGATTCGTTCCAAGTCCACGCACACACCCTGCCACCAGAGCAACGCTTTGCTTGAGCCAATCGTCAATTTCTTTTGGTTGTATCTGCGTATCCACTCTTTGGCTTCGCAGTCCTTGAAGTGTTCCAATTCTGCTGGAGTCATTTATAGGCCATTGAAAATTAGTCATAATAAAATTAAAAAGTCGCTAGGGTCATAGCGGTAAACATTGATTACACGTTTGCTAGTTTGTTTCCAAGTATTTTTGTGTGAAATGCCCATTCTTTGTGCAATACAAATCCAACCCATTGCTTTCCAAAAAATGTTTGATTCAAGGTCATCTGCACACCCTGCGCTAAAAGCCATAGTGCCTTGCGTCTTGCCATAATCAACCACAGTATCCAAGAGCAATCTGCCACGCAATAACTTCCTTGCATCTGTCTGTAAACAAATCTGAGCAATCTTTCCTTTTTTACTGATAGCGTTTGGTATTCCAAAACTTGCTAAACAAAAACCAACTAAGTCACCATTGCATTCAATTACAAATAGTTTGTCATTGCAAACATTACTCCATCTGTCGCCAGTTTTAATTCCTGTGATTGCAGCTTCGTATGCCATTTTTGGAATAAAACCTAAACTTACACTTTCCTTTTTTGACAAGGAAATGATGTAAGGCATATCTTCAAGTTTGGCAAATCTTACATTACCTAAATCATCAGAAACTTCAACAGTCTTTAATTCGTAGTGGCTCATACAAATAAAAGTTGTTGGGTTTTTACAGTTGTTCCAGAGTCATATCTTTCAGAATCTCCCTTTGGGTATGGCAATACTTCGTATTTCAACTTAGAACGCAAAACTTTTTTGTCAGTCTTAGAGCCATGAAACAAAATGTATCTATGTTTTCTTGAACGCTCTGTGTAATAAAAATCATCACCATGTAACTCTTTTATTTCATCTAGCGTCAAACCATCACTAATTGTTTTTGAATGTTTATGCTCTTGTCCCTTAATTGTCCAATCAACTCTGTTTGCTGAAAGTCCTGTGTAAAGAAAGTTTGTCGCTTGATAAACATAACCCACATGGCCTTTGCTTGTATCAGCATAAGAAACCACAATGCTAGGTTTAGGCAATAACTTGATTGAATTCGCAACAAGAAATGATGCTTCGTTTTTGTGGTTGTCCAATAAACAAACTCGGTTTAGTTCTAAAACTTTGTCTGTATATTCTTTTCCACAAATACCCATGCAAAGAGATGGTGACGCAGGGATTCCATAAGTTGCTACAACAACAAGAATATCATCCTTGTAAAGACCAAACGCAAACATAATTTGTGGCATACGCTTGGCATAATGTTTTTCAAGTAACCAAGGCTCAACTTCAAAATTGTTAATCGGTAGAACTTTCATGCTTTTCTCCGCAACTCAGCCATCTTTGCCAAAATTTCTAATGATGGAGGAACTGCTTTCTTGTCGTCAGCTTTAATCTTTTCCAATGTAGGGTCAGGCTCATTTTTCATCGGAACTGTGAGCCTTACAACATCATATGGATTTGGTTTAACAGCTTTGGTATTTCTAACCCAATTACGCCATGTTGCATCCCAATCCAACTTCACACCTTTTTGACCTGCTTGGGCAACCCAATAATCTTTGAACTGTTCAGCAACCTGACGTACATCTAAATCTGGTCTTTCCTGTAAAGCCCAATCTCCCATTGATTTTGTAAGAAACCAGTCTTGAGTGAGGCGTGAGCCTCTCTTGTTCTCTTTAATTGGTTTATGGTTAATGGTTAGTGGTTTATGGTTAGGGTTATTTTGGCTTTCATCTGGAAACCCAGAAATAACCACTTGGGTTTTCTTTGGCCTACCACCTAGCTTCCCATTGTTCTTGTTTTTCTCTACTTGCTCTTGATAATCTTGAATCTCTACTTCAATGCGCTTGTGTTCATATCCATTTTTGCCTAAAACAAAGAAATCTGACAACACATTTTTAAGAAACACAACCTCATCAGAACCCAAACGTAACCGCCTAATAACCACTTGGGTTTCATCTGGAATGGGTTGTTCATCAAGGTAATACCAATCAATCAACTGGCGGTAGATACCATGTTCAATGGTTGATAAATGACCTGTATCTTTACGATAATCCGCAATGTTAAATTTGTAATAGTGCATGGCACTTCTCCGCAAATCTCCCAGAAAGAAACAATCGGCAGGAGGGGAGTTCTCTTTTCGATGGGGTAGCTACCCCCCACCTAGCCGTGTTTCAAAACATTGTATCAAATAAACTGATTATTTGTAATTTCTTTGGTGAAATTAGGATTGCCCTTGTAGAAGTTTCTAGCCTGTGCGTTCATTACAGCGTATTCAGACTTGGTAAAGATACCCTTGGCATTGCGTATGTCAAAAGGATTTAGCTTGTCCCAAGGCTTTTCTGGTGTGGGATTCTTAGATTCAATCATGTGGTCAACCAAGGTGTATTTTGTGACCCAAGAACGTCCTACCTTGATTTTCTCAGTCGTTACTTGCTTCTTGTTAAACAGCTTCTTGCAAGCAGCCACGATAGATGTTCGGGGTATGCCAGTTAAGTTCTCCATGTCGTAAGACGTAAGAGAGCCGTTTTGGAGACATTTGATGATTGCTTCTTGGGTCATTCTGTAACTTCTTCTTTCTTTAATGGAATAGCTGGGCCTCTGCGGATATTGCAACCCTTGCAAGTAGGCTCAACTTCTAATGGTTTGTTGTAGTCTCTGTGTTCATAACATTGTGCAATTTTTCCACAATCTACACAAATTAAAGTTGAAACGTGAGGCAAGATACCTTTTTTTACTGCTTGGTTTACTTTGGCGGCAGCTTGTGCTTGTCCATTCTTTCTAGGTCTTAAATCACAACATGACCAACAGAATTTAGCACTTTGCTCTCTGCCAGTAATTTCTTGATTGCAATCAGCGCACAATTTACTCATTTCTTAATCCTTTTGTTTAAGAAAAGTTTTGGAAAGGCTAATTTGACAGATGCGGGTATCCCCCTATATACCCAGTTATGTACCCTCTGTGCAGAGGAGAAACCTAGTTTCTTAGATAGGACTGTTGGCCCACCAAGCAAGGTAATTAGTTCTTTATCGGTTAGTGTGTTCATAGTTGCATCTTAACCACAATTTGTTAAATTTTCAACACTTTGTGAAAATAATTTAAACATTTCGTTGATTTGCGTTATACTCACATCAGCCCGCAACAATTCGTAAGTGGGTCTTTTTAAGGAAAAGCAAATGATAAGCAAAATAATTACGTTCATTATTGAGGGCATATTAGCCATCGTCATCTTTGGCGGTATCGGTGTACTACTGGCTTGGAGAGGCTAATGACACGCCAAGACGCAATCAAAGACTTGTCGCATGGCGACTACTGCTGCTACTGTACTGAGCCTAAAACAACTGGCTCATGCTGTGGAGAAAATCACTTCGTACCTTTTGAGGATTTATACGATGAAGACAAAGACGCAATGATTGAAGAATATTTAAGTAAAGGAAATTAAGATGTCAATTGAATTACTACTCAAGACTAACGTCAATGAACACACAGAAAAGAAAGCCAACCTAACCTACCTATCGTGGGCATGGGCATGGGCTGAAGCACTTAAAGCAGACCCTAAAGCTACCTTCAAGGTAGAAATGTTTGATGGTAAGTGCTACATGGAAATCAATGGCACAGCAATGGTCTGGGTGACAGTCACAATGTTTGACAAGCCAATGACTTGCCAGTTACCAGTTATGGACTCAGGAAACAAAGCAATCCCTCTAAAGGGCTATACAGCAGTCTCTAAGTATGGCAAAGAGTATCGAGTTGAGTGTGATGCGTTTGCGGTTAACACAGCCATCATGCGCTGCATGACCAAAGCACTTGGATTGCATGGACTCGGGTTATACATCTACGCTGGTCAGGATTTGCCAGATGAAGATAGCCCACCAGAAAAGATTATCATTACCCCTACACAGGGTGCAATGGAAACCATCCCAGAGGATGAACAGAATTATCTCAGAGAGTTAGCAATGGAGTTAATTGCTATCTGTGAGAAAGAAGAACCTAAGACTGCTTGGGTGAAGTTGGAAGCAGAGAACTTAGACAGCGAACAAAAAGTTGCTCTATGGACGTTGCTTCCTAGTAAAGTAAGAAGTGCATTAAAAAATGCGAAAGGTTGATATGGAATACGATAATACAAACAGGGGTTCTTTGTTCAAGAACGACAGGAAAGACGATGCCAAATACCCCGATTATAAAGGCAGCTTAAATGTAGATGGGGTTGAATACTGGCTCTCTGCTTGGCTTAAATTAAGCAAGGATGGGCAGAAGTTTATGTCTTTGTCTATCAAGAATAAAAACGCAGATGCTTCATTGGATAAAAAACCTGTTAGACCTAAAGAATTTTTTAACGATTCGGACATTCCTTTTTAAGTTAACGGGGGGAACGCTACGCAAAGGCTTTTTCTAGCTTGCAGACGAGTGGTTAGTACCCCCACCCCAAGGAGAAAATAATGAAAGAGATTTTTGGCAACATGAGAGAATCAATGGAGAGGTTCTTTGGTACTGAGCCTTTTAAGTTGGTAAGAAACCAAGACCCTACAACGAGCCATCAGGCGGCTCAAGGGGTAGATACCACCAAGCTAGAAAGAATGGTCTACGAGGCCATTAAAGGCTTCCCTGATGGGTGTATCTCAGACGAGATACTAGAGATGTATCCAAACTATCCATATTCCTCTATAACAGCAAGGTATCGTGCTTTGTTAGACAAGGATTTAATTGAAGTGTCGGGTGTCAAACGTGGCAAATTTGGCAGAAATCAACGAATTATGAAATGTAAATAATGTTAGAAAAACCACCTTATTCAAAGATTAGTTATCCCTCTGTGCCAAACAAAGACTTTAAATGGTCTTCTGGCTCAGACGTTCAAGCTATCTGGAGAAAGCATGGATGGATTCCACCCTCAGAAAAGATGCTGCCACCACCACCTGAGAAGTACCAAGAGCCTTTAAGGAGAGTGCGGTAGCTTAAAAGCTACTTAGCTAGAAGATACAGTCCTACGTTAAAGCGGTCTATAAAACTCACCAAATGCTTGTTTACGTGCATTTATAGCCGCTTCTTTTGCATCTTCAAACTTATCATGTCTTCCAAGATTTATCTGTTTTCTATCAACCATGATATATGCGTACCATTTCTTTCTGTCTGGTTGCCAACTAACACCTTTAGTGCCAGAAGTATTATGTGAAAAGTTTGGGCTGTTGCGTATGTTTTCTTTATGAGAGCAACTTCTTAAATTCTCAATCTTGTTATTTGATGGATTACCATCAATGTGGTCAACTTCTTTAGCCCACTCTTTTGTGTGCATAAAATAAATTAAACGATGCACCCCAATTAACTTGTTGTTTATGCGTACAACATAATAATTATTGGGAGTCAAGCACCCAACAATTTGACCTTTTTTGGCGTTATTGCTTCTTGTAACTTTTCTTACAAGCTGCCCTGTAGGTAAGTATTCAAACAATTCGTGCGCTTCTTCATAAGTAATCATAGAGCCTCCGATGGTTCTATGTTATAGCATATCCACTTATTTAGCAAGCAAGTAAAGACCCAAATTGCTGAAACTGTACCCTGCGTACACAATAGCCATGTGCGGGTTATCTTTCCATAGCTGTTCACCAGCAATGTAGGCGTAGATGCCACCAGTTAAGATAATTAACCAAGCACTCATTAAAACTCAGTTACGTCAATTACCTCACCCCTGAACTGGATGAGATTTTCGCTATATTTCTGTGCTATCTCTGGCAGCAACAAATGTCCATTAAAAAAGTTTAGCACCGCAAATCCTGACCTGTGATTGTTAGGATTTAGTTCAGCATAGGTGAATTGTGGGCCATCAGTCTCAGCCAATGTTCCGGTATCAATACCATATCTCACGCCATTAAAATCTGAAAATGGGGTCACTTTTAACGAGTGCAAGTGTCCAGTAACGATTGACACACCTGCATTGACAGTATTGTTGTGTGTAGCGTGTATTCCACCTTTGTATCGGTGCTTGATGATACATTGCTCGGTAGGCCATACTGCCCAACAGAAGTCCCAATTTGGGATATGGTCTGTCAGTTTAAACCCTTGAACTTCTTTAAATTGGGGTGCGTGTTGGGCTAATCTATTGCCAAACCGAATATCGTGATTACCCCATGTAAACAGTAGCTTTACATTGTGCCTTGCTGCTTTGGCTACTTCTTCTATCTCACCCAACGCACCTTGCGTAGCTTTTAACTCTTGGATAACAGAAGTCTGTGGTTGGTCAGTAACGTCATGGCGGCTTATGGTAGACCCATCAAACGCATCACCATTACATATCACCGCCTTGGGTTTAAACTCTTGGATAGCCCATAGAAGCCCTTTAAACGCTGTTGTGCGCTGACTTGGAATGAAGTGGGCATCTGAGAAGACAATCACAGTGCCATCTAGCATCCCAAGTTCTATCTGTTTTAGGGGAGAAAAGGATTTGGGTCTATTCTTATCGTATTGTGCGCCTCTGTGGTCACTTGCAATAAGTGCCATGTTGTATTGCTTTTCAATCCACCTTCTACGCAAATGAACGGCTCTAGTGTGTATTCCAAGATGTTCAGCCACTCTTTGTGCAGACTGAAGTTGACCCCATAGTTGGATAAACTCGGTATCGGTACACGTTTCGTTATAACTGCCCATTGGAATCCTTAGAGAGAAGACGCTCCAGCGTGTTAATTATTCGATGCTCTTGCATTTCTCTGTCATCATCTGACGATTTCACATCGGTAGCCGTACATAGCAAGTCATACAAAAAGATGTGTAACAACTCGTGTAATGCTGTTTTATCTAGTGAATCAGGTGTTATCTTTTCAGCACCAAAGTCACCTAAACGATAAACAGCAAGTCTTGCAGCAGGAGTAAACTCCACAGAAGCCATTGCTGCCTTGGCTGGCTTCATGCCCTTCTCTATCCTCCAATCACCCAAACTAAGCACTTGCTGCCATTTTCTGACACTTTGTGCGAACAGTTCTGCATGTTCTGGCGTAGGAATGTTAGACATTACAACACCTTATAGCATTATTATGACATTTTAATTTAAGATAAAAACAAAGCAACTTCAGCCTTGCGTCTTTTGACAAGCCCAGAAACCTCTTTGCCACCAGCCTTAGTCCACGACATAAAAGCCTCTGCTGCCCCATCCCAATCCCCACGATTGACCTTTATGCGAATGGTAGAGCGTTGGTAATTGCCTAGCCCTGCGTTGTACGCAAAAGAGACAACAGAGTCGAATTTGCTTTGATGACTAGCAAGATTAGGAGAAAGTCGAAGAACACCACGCTCAAAAGTATTGATGTCAACCTTGAACAATTCGACCAGTTCATCTTTAGACCAAACACGGGCATCTCCTTCTTTAAGTTGATAGTCAGACCTGATAAGCCCTGTGTAACCCTCTTTACGGACGTTTGGCAAGGCTAATTGGTCGCCATACATAGCGTGACCCCAACCTATTGTCCAAATCGCAGCACTACACCGATATGGGCGATTCCTGTAGCCTTCAAAGAAGTGCATCAAGTCCTCACCAGCTTTGCTGACTTTCATTTCTTAGACCATGAACGTGAGCCAAACCAAAACCCGATAATTCCTCCGAGCATAGCCATCTCATCAGCAGAGAAAATAATGTCAGTAATTCGGATTAGGTCATCCATGTTAGACACTAGGTTAGGTCGTGAGTAAACGTAGTAGGCAATCCATGCGTTGATAGCACATAACTCTAAAACAAAGATGTAGGTCACTATGGGGCGAACAGTACCCACAAAGTTAACCACCCATGTACTAGCGTTCTCAAGTACCTTCTCATCGTGCTTTAGAGCCGCCTCAGTCATCTGAGCATCTGTTTGCATAGCAATTTGGTCTGTGCGGATTTCCTCAACCTTTTGTTGGGCAATAAAACCCTGTGCCGCTAGTTGCAGTTCACGCTCAGTTTGAACCTGTGCAAGTTTTAACTCATGCGCTTGGTCTGCTTTATTTTGGAAGTAATCAAGAAGTTTGGGTAGTCCAGAGATTAACAAACCACCAAGTGTAGAAAATAGTGAGAGCATTACAGTCCAATCTTTCCAAGTAGTAAATTAACAATTTTGTCTGACAAGTCGTTAGGTAAGAACTTCAGAAAACCTAAGAAATAAAGTGCCACTACCCCATAGACAAATATCTTGAGGCATAGGTCAAAGGTCTTCTGATACTCATTCATCTGCCACATCTACGAGTAGTTGCGCAGAAATCCATCATTTCATTCACGCCAACAAACACTAGAAACAAGACAAAGAACACCGCACCTACTGCCAAACCAATCTCTAGTTGTTCTTGTTCTTTTTCTTTGGCTTTCTTGTCTGCGGCTTTTAATGCACTTATCTCTTTGGCATCTGCCAAGTCCATCTCGGCTTGCCTAGCTTTAATCTTCTGCCATACGTCAATCTTGCCTGTCTGCATAAAGAGCATTTTTAGTTCTTCTTCAAAGACTTTAGCTTGGTCTAGTGCCATCTCAATCTGGAGGGCAGTCCCCATGTTTGAGCCTTTGCCAGACTGCTTGGCTTGAAGCATTGCTTTTGTAGCTACAGACTTTGCGTCAAATAACTTCCCAATCATGGGCGCAAGTGAACTTAGGTCTTTGGCAACACCTGCTGCCTTCTTGACCATGCTGATTGCTGACTGTATGCCAGCTAGGGCTGTTAATGGGTCGATGGGAATCATTTTTTCTCAACCTTTTGCCACTCAAGGCATACTACCTTTCGGTTGTAAACATCGCCTGTCCATGCCCACCTGACACAACGATATTCAGTTTTTTCTTTACTAGATGCCACCAATGTAAACAACATTGAAAGCACCAGTAGCCATTTCACGACATAGCCCAAACAATGATGTAAAAACACCAAACAACAGTAATGCAAAACAAGACTGCGCTAGTAACAGCTACAGTCCAATCTTTCATTTTTCTTGCTCGTCAGATTTGGCTGATGCTTTTGCAATCTTTAAATGTTGGTGCTTAAAGTAAATGTTTACAAATAAGCCAATCAAAGCAATCACTACACCAGAAACAGCAGCAAACTCATTGGCTGTTAGACCAAAGATAACCGCTACACCAGAGCCGCCATAAGTAGCTGCTGATGCTGCTTTTGTGATAACAGCCTCGTTTGTCATGGTGCGTCAGGCCAAGTAATAGTCCAAGGGAAGCCTTCCTGAGTAGGCACATCTCTCAATGCTTGGCAGTAGTCTTTCCATGCCTGTGATGGAGTCATATCACTACGAAATCTCCAATCAGTATCAGACAACTTAGTGTCCCTAGAAGCACGAACACTCTTAGCCTGTTCAGCATCTTTAGTAGCCTTATAAGCCGCTTCATTCTCAGCCGCTGTTTTAGCAGGGGCTTCGTCTGTGGCAGGTGTATCGGTAAACACAGGGCCAAGGATATATTTGGTGTACCACTTACCATCTACTTGCTCAACGCCAGAGGCTTGAGAGTATTGGTAAACAGTACCACCAGTTGCTTGTGCGCCTTCAAAGACTACATCAGCACCTAAAGCAGTTAATACTTCAGTTGTTGTTGTATCCCATGATGGGCCACCATTGGCTTTTGTGTATGCACGAAATTCTGCTTCGTACATAACTGCGCCTGATTGTGTTCTGATTTGCATGGTTGTTCCTTATGCGTAAGACCAATGACCTTGGTAATTATTCTTGCAACGCCACATGACAGTTGCTCGTTTAACACCAGTTGCTTGTTCACATTCTGCTGAAGTCTGAAATACACCAGAAGGTGTTTTGTACTGTTTGCCAAGCATTGCAAATGCCAAAGACTTAGCGTGAGAAGCAGACTTAGCTTTTCCTTTTAAAGAATTTGCTATCTTTGCTGACCACTCCAATGGTCTAGTAACGCCAGCATGAGGAAGCCCACTGTTTGCTTCAATGGTATCGCAGTAAACATTGCCTAAAGAATATGGGCCAACATCATTAGTTCTGCACATTTGGTAGCAACCAGAAGTTCTGCCACGCTTATCCCACTTGCCAGTAGAAACCCACCAATCTTTCCATTCTTCAAAAGTAAACAGAAAGTCAATACCTCGACACTTAGCATCAGTCTTGCTTTGCGTGTAGCATTTTCTGAATTTATCTTTAGTCATATCAGGCCACCGCAAAAAAGATGAATGAACCGCCCGAAGCATTGATTGCGGCAGGGGCTGTACTACTGATTTCAAAGCCAGCAGAATAGGTGTCAATATAGTCTGTGTTTGTAACCTCTGCCGCAGTAGAGTTTAGCAAAAGGTAGCTGTCATTACCAGCAATAATGCCACGGGCTGTATCCCATACATACCAAGCACCAGTTGAGTCTGTGCGTTTAATGAGAACAAACCTAGCACCGCCTGTAAAGCCACAATCAATTTGAAGTGTAGTGGCTGTACCTGTGTAGCTTCCTACTTTAGAAACACCAGCGCAGGTTGCAAATAGATAAGCAACGTAAGTAGCCGCACTAGCATTTGTTGTAGTGCTTGTACCAACGCTAAATACAGATGATGTTGGGGTTGTGCTGTTCCATCTTGTCGCACCTGTTGCTTTAGCCGCAGTAGTGTTTACAACAAGATACTCAGTATTTGCAAGCGCAGATGAATAAGTATCCCAATCTGTCAATGCGTTTCTACGTTTTACTATTATTAACTCAGGTACAACACCCAAATTATGCGTTTGAGTAGTGTTAGCTCCTGTGCCTGTATAGCAAACCACATCAAATACGGATGGCGCACGTTTAAAGAAATAATTTATGTAGTCCGTGGTGTTTGAGTTAAAACCACTGTTTGTTAACGTAATTCCATTTTGGTCAAACGATGTAAAAAATGGCGTGAAGTCGTTGTTTCCAGCAGTTCCAGTTGTGTTCATATAAACTGAAGCACCTTGCAACCTATCGTAAATAGTGTTTGGACTCCATGCAAGTTTTTGTCTGTCCATACGAATACCTGCATCAACAGTAAGTCCAGCAGAAATGCTTTTTGCAGCCGATGTTCCAGTATCTGTTACAGGCGCAAACACGCTACTGCCACTCACCGGCACTTTCATTGGGCCTCTACGTATGGCTATGTAGATGTAGGTAGAGGAAGCTGAGCCTCCAAACAATAATCCTGTAGAAGTTGTTGAAGTAAGTCCAGCGCCATAACTTGCAGTCTCAGCATCTGAGACATTAGCCTTAAGCCATTTAGAATTTGTACTAACTTCTTGGCCTATGGAGAATCCTCGCATTGAATCTAAGATAAACCAATCACCAGCTCCTGAAGTATTTTTTACCATGAACCATTGCGGCTCCCATCCAAGATTTGCCGTACCATAACCAGAGCCATCTGTTACAAAACTCCCACACGAAATCACATTGTCTGTACCAGTTAGGCCAAAGCCTCCTGCGTCATGGGCGAATAGGTAGGCAACGTATGTACGACCACTGGTTGTTTGATTCAAATTGGCATCAACAGTAATAGTTGTACTTGTAGAACCCCATACATCAGCACCAGCATTGCCTACGCCATTTGTTAAATTCAATCTAAGGTAGTCTTGAAGTGGTGTACCAGAAGATGCACGATGGTAAACAAACCAGCTATCAGCAGCAGATGTTGATTTTGCAATGATGCACCCGGGAGCAGAGCCAAGATTGTGAGAAATAGTTTGTGTTGCCGCACCTGTGCCTGTCCACGTTACAACATCAAAAAACTTTGGTTGCTTGCGGAATGTCCATGAGGCTACATTGCTAACGTTCTCCCCATCAATGTCTGTACCAAGACTAAAACCATTTGCATTAAACGCAGTCAATCCATAGCCACTAGCTCTTGTAATCTCTGCGCCAGTTGAGTCAGAGCGTAATTGCTTGAGTGCACCTCGGGCTGTGTCGTAAAGATTGTGGTTGCGGACTAAACTTCTATTTTTCATCCAAACCAATCCACCCTTACCCGACAAGTCAATGCCGTTTGTTATGGTAAGGTTTGACGGATATATATCGTTTGTGTAAACGTATGTGCTGAAACACGACTCTATATAATTTGGCTCGGCAACAACTCCTCCTCCGAAACCATCGTAGCTTGCAGCACCGCTTGTAGCTTGTAATGGCATGGTTTAAGCCTTAAATTGTGTGTTGCTTGCCAAGACTGTGAAAGTCGCACTACCCGTTTTAATTACGAGATAGCGGTAACTGTCTATTCCACTAGCATTACCCGCAGTAGGCGCACCACCTAGCCACCTAGTCGTAACTCCAGATGTAGTGCCATCAACTTGCACAGCAGAGTTGTAGTAAGCAGTAGAGCCTTGAGTAACCAAGAAAGCCACAGTCATTGATTGACCTGTACTCATCAAAGTATTCAATGAAGTACCGCTAGAGGCTCTGAAGTTAACTGTCCAGTTAGCACTTGCGTTACTTGTGTAATACAAGACAGACTGAGTTGTAATGTCGTAGTTAATCGTTCCAGTAGCCGCAGTTGCTGATACTGTAGCTACCTCTGCCGCATCGTTTAGGACAATGGCTGTAGCTGATGAAGTGCCTGAGAATGTTTGTGTTCCAGTAAAAGAATTGGCAACATTGGTAACAGGAATATTAGCCCCTGCTAGAGTAGATGCACCAGTACCACCATTGGCAATAGGAAGTGTTCCAGTTACACCAGTAGTTAAAGGAAGACCAGTAGCATTGGTTAAAGTGCCACTAGATGGTGTTCCCAACTGAGGAGTTGTCAGGACAGGGCTTGTCAGAGTCTTGTTTGTCAGGGTTTCTGTGCCTGTCAAAGTAGCAAAAGAACCTGCTGTAAACGCTGCGCTAGTCCATGTTGAGCCTGTCCACACGAACAAATTATTAGTAGCTGTATTCCAGTACAAAGCACCTGTGAGCAAAGTATTACCATCGTTGTCTACAGTAGGTGCAGTTGACTTGCTTCCTAAGTATCGGTCATCAAAGGCATCGTAAGTGTTAGCAGCATCAGTAGCACTAGCCGCAGATGCTGTTGCGCTTGTAGACGCATTTCCTGCGCTTGTAGAGGCATTGGATGCACTCGTTGAAGCGTTGGATGCAGAAGTCGCAGCAGCAGCAGCACTTGTCGCAGCAGAAGTTGCACTTCCTAAGATGCCATCAACATAAGTCTTAGTGGCAGCGTCTTGGTTATTGGTAGGGTCACCCAATCCAGTAATCTTAGACGTACCCATTGCAATAGCACCAGACATCGTGCCACCAGTAGTAGATAACTTACCACTTAAAGAAGTATCAACTTCAGTCTTTGTGTAAGCATCTGTAATACCGAAACCAGAGATAGTCGTTGGATTCGTACCAGAAGTGATACGTCCATAAATGTCAACAGTTACAGACTTATATGTACTAGCAGTAACGCCAGTTGCAGCCAAGTCAATCTCGTCAGCACCAACAACAATTCGTGAAGACGATGCCGTATTCACGTTAAGCGTGTTACCTGTCTTGCTCATGCCTGTGCCAGCAGTAACCTGACCTGCACCTGAGAATTGAGCAAACGTAATTGATGTACTACCTAAAGTACCGCTTGTTGGAATAGTACAAATAAAGCCGTTATTAGCGTTTACTGTACCGCCTTCAACAAAGGTGTAAGCAGCTACCAACTCAGCGTATGTGTCAGCGTCCGTTGTTCTAGTCCATGAACCAGAAGCACACAAGTAAATACCATTGTTAGCAGTTGTAGTCTGGTCTTTAACCAATACTCGGTCACCTGCGATAACAGATATACCATCAATGGTCTGTGCGCCAGATAACGTAAGGTTTGCAGTAGAAGCAGCAACCACCGAGGCTTTAGCATCAATACCTTGGGCAATAGCGTCTACATAAGACTTGGTTACTGCATCAGCATCAGCCGTAGGAGTGCCAAGACCTGTAATCTTGTTTGTACCCATAGCTAAAGCACCAGACAGAGTGCCACCAGTTAGATTCAGCTTCAAAGCATCTGCTGTATCTACATAACCTTTGGTAGCAGCGTCTGAGGAATTGGTAGGTGTAGCAAGACCAGTAATAGTAGCCGATGTACCACTATCCATATCCAATGCACCAGAGATGGTTACATTGTTGAACGTAGAAGTCCCAGAGGCAGCAGTTACGTTACCAGTAACATTACCTGTCAAGTTACCTGTGACATTACCTGTAACCGCACCTGTGTGAACCCCTGCTGTGTTACCAGTTACTGCGCCTGTTAAACCACCTACAAAACCTGTGGAGGCAGTTACTGTCGTTCCTGTGATAGCTTGGGCAGATGAGCCACCAATCACAGCACCATTTATCGTACCCCCAGTAATAGTGGCAGACGCTGATGTAAGTGGGCCTGAGAAGCCAGCAGTACCTGTCACAGTACCTGTCATGGTAGACGTACCAGTAACAGCTAAGTTACCACCTACAGTTACGTTGTCAGCAGCAGAGCCATCTTGAAAGTTCTTTAACTGAGCCATCAATTGACGGATAGCGTTGTTGACTAAACTCGGAGCCATGCCCTCCGCTAAGTTAATACTGTTAATGTCAGTATTGCTATTAGCGGTACTGCTGTATTCTGAAATCTTGGTCTTTGCCATGTTAGTCCTTATTGGATACCCAAAAGATTACGCTGTTCTTGGTCTAAGTCTTCAATAGACAATAGACCCCTAGCTGTTGTTGGTGTAACAGCCCTAAATGGACTACCAATTGTTTGCGGAACTCCACCAGTACGCATCATGTTAGTCAAGTCCTCTACGCTACCTCTACGCATATTGGTAGCTAATCCACGAGAACCAGCAGCACCAAGAGTCAAAGGAATTCCAATCATAGGTGCTAGTGCGGTAGTTCCAACACTAAGACCAACTGGAACTACACCAGTGGGCGCAAAGCGACCAAAGAACTTCAGCATATTTTGAACATTACCACCCTTGGCAGCTTTCTCAATAGCATCTTGTTCATCCTTGGTAAACAATCGCATTTTCTTGTCATTCTTGGCAAGTTGACGCAATTGTTTAGCAAGTGAGTTTTCTTCACCAGACTGAGTAAATTTACTCTTATCTAGTTTAGCTTCGTTAAGCATATCCTCAAAGACTTCAGACTTCTTCATCTTTGAATAAGCGTTACGAGCCTCAGACCACAACTGACCTGCGTTTTTCATATCCCCAGAAGCAATTGATTCTTTAGGGACAGTCATTAAGTAGTTATCGTAGTCATCCAAAAGAATAGATGCCATTCGTCTTTCTTCTGGCTCAATACTCTTTTGACCAGAACGAATCATCTTACGCAATGCTTGAAGTTCAGTCCAATCTTTAGGTTGAGCAGTAGATGTAAGTTCTTCAATAGCACCAGCAACTTTTGGAAATGCTTTAGGCGTATATCCTTCTTGCCTCAAACCCTTGGCAATATCATCCATTGCATTAACAAACTCATCAGTTTTTAACTGAACACCAGACCTTTGAAGTTGGTCATATCTGTCTGTTGCAATTCTGTCTAGTGCTTGAGTAGATAAAGCCTCTTGTTTTTGAGGACGCTTAACGCCACCAGCAGCACCTGTAGCCAATGTTGTAGCTGCGCCATATAAAGGATTTCCAGTAGCTTCTGTAACTGTTTGACCTGTCATTACAGCCGTAGGAGACACAATTGCTTGAGTCTTAGGCGCAACAGCTAGTTGCTCTGTAACTGCACGAGTCACAGGAGATGCAGCAGTTGTAGATGCTTTAATCAATGCAGGGATAGTTCTAGCAACTCCTGTCATTGCTTCTAATCCACCACCAACAACTCGCTCAGTTGGTGTTTGTGTCTCTGGCGCAGCAGGAACACCAGCTTGTGTCATCAAGTTTTGAATAGCTTGAGATGCTGGAATAAGACGCTTATCAGTAAATGGAGAAGCAATTACATTTAATAGTGCATTTACAGCATCAGCAGCAGGAACAGCTATTGAACCAGCAAGAGCACCCAATGGGCCTCCATACGAGCCAATACCTGCGCCAGCCAATGTTGGTGCTACAGCACGATAGACTAAACCTGCACCACGCTCAAATGATTCTTTAAGAGTCGGAGATTTTGGTTGAGCATTTTCTAACTCATACCTACGTCTAAATTCAAATTCTTCTGTTTCATCCATGATTAGCCCTTATTACCTTGTTGGGTAAGCCAATTTTTATATCTCTGCTCTTTATCAGGTGCATATTGGAATGGAGATGTTTCAGTTTGTTGCTTAGGTGCAACTGGCTCAGGCATTGGTGCTGTTTTAGAGCCTTTAACTTCAGCACGACCAGCCATAATTCCCAAATCTTGTTCAGCTTTTTTTCTTGCTCGTTCTTTAAGTTTTACAGTAGCCGCATCATCGCCGAACACAGGGAAGAATGTTTTGTTATTAAGTTCAACTTCAGGGAGTGTTGCAGCAGCACCAGTTTTAACACGCAAGTAAGATTCAGACCATTGGTTTGCTGCTTGCTTATATTGTTGAATCTTAGGGTCAATAACAATATTACCCATGCCACCAGCACCCATAAATTGAGCCTGATTTGTTCTATTTGCCATATCAACAGGGCCAAGCGATGAAATCGTATCAGACGCACCTTTCATTTGCTCTTGGAACAAACTTGCTTTACGTTCACTTTCTGATGACACATTTACATTTGTAACGGGACGCTTTTGCTCTTGTAAAACAAGATATGCTTTTTGTTCTTTTGGAGTTAATTTATTAAAGTCTTTGAACTCTTTAATTGAACTAGCATCTGCATCAGGTGCTGTATAAAGAACGCTCATATTGTCTTTATCAAGAACAACATTGCCAACAGTTACAGTATCACGCTTCTTATTTCCAGCAACTAATTTAGGAGGCATACCAGCAGAAATCTCATAAAGCGCACCATTAACTTCTTTGTATTCTGGTTGCAAATCTTTAAGTATTTTTCTGCCTTCAGCAGAACCTACAAGTTGTGGCGCAGCACGAGCCAAATCAAATCTAGGCTCAGTTATGCCTTCACCTTGACGCTGACCCATTATGTCCTCGCCATAAATCTCTTGAGGCTTGGTTACAGCACCTTGGATAACACCTTGAATTCGTTGCTGTTCAGCTAATGCTTGTTGCTCTAACTTACGCTTACGAACCATGTCAGCTAACTGAACATTCTGTAACTGGCTTTGCAATGTGTCTTGCATACCACCTCTGTAAGCCTTTTGACCAGCTTGCAAGCCTTCAGCAATTGAAGCACCAGTATTCCCACCTTGGAATAAACGCCCTGCTAGGGCATACAAGGCTTGTGCTTGTGCATCATCACGATTACGGGCAATGTCAGTAGGTGACATACCCAACAGACCCATTGTGTCTGCACCGCTAGTACCAAAAATGTCTAATAGTCCAGCCATGATTTAATCCCACCAGTTAGAGCCAAGAGCAGGGTAATTAGCATCAATAGTTCCCATGTTAGAGCCACCACTTAGAAAATTAGAACCACTATTAAAAAGGTTACTAATGCCAGCAGAGCCACCTAGATTCTTATACAAGCCACCAGCAGTAGCAGCAGTACCTAAAAACTTCTGGAGGGCAGAAGTATCAGCAGAACCACTTGCCGTAGATGTTCCAACTCGTCCTAATGGGCTACCATAGACAAGAGACATATAGTTTTGTAAGTTCTGTTGTGGTTGGTTTTGCAAGAAGTTAAAACGAGTAATATCCGCACCCAACTGTTGACCTGTATAACCTTCACGCAACTGACCTGCTTGCAATAATTGGTTAATATCTTGGTAATCAGTCATAGCCATTTGAGGGGCTAAACCAGTAGCTTGTTGCTGACGCTGACGCTCTGCCTCATAGTTCTGATAAGCCAATTGACCTGCTGTGTTAGTCAAGGCTTGTGCATATTGACCTGATGCACGATTCTCTAGGTTACCCATAGCACCAGAGCCATAACGCCCTGCTAGGCTTGCTTTAGAGCCAATGTCGCCTAATGTTGTTTGAAACTGTTGTTGCGCTGCTTGTGCAGCAGGGGCAAATGCACCTTGGAAGAAAGGGTTTCCACCTAGATAAGCACCACCAATAGTTCCACGCAGTTGCTGTTGAGCCTCACCAGTTAGAGGATTACCCGCTAAAGCACGACTTTCCAGAGCCTGTAGCCCTGCTTGCGTAGTTTGTGAGGGTGCTACAAAGGTTTCACCCGTGTAGTACTGTGGCCCACCACCTGCGTATAGTCCAGACGCTTGTTCTAAACCATATGTCAGATATGGTGCAATTGTGGGGTCAACTAAATTTCTGGTTTCAGTTACCATCTTTTACTCCTAGAGTTTCGGATTCCAAGATGGGTCATCCACGGAATCCATTATACATAAATTATTAAAATCAACCAATAATTGCATATTTATACGTCTTATTAGCCGTTGAATTTGCAAAGTGGGTAATCGTAGCCGTACCTTGTCCTTGGGAACTAGCATAGATGTTTGTTGAGGCAGCAAGTGACACTAAGTTAACAGTCGCTATCACAGAGGGCGTAGATGGTCTAGTAGGGCTTGTTCCAGCAACATAATGCTCAATAATTACACCAGTATCTGACGCTCTCCACATTAACTGGATATAGTCATTAGCCGCCAAATCTACAAAGAAGTTCATTGCCCCAATTAAGTGATATGGGTCACCAGATGCTTTTCTCTGTGCTAAACCAAACCTACTGTTAGAAGCAGCTATATCTGTTCCGTTCTTTCTGAACCAAATATCTGCATCTTGTGAGTCATTAGTAGTGTTTTTTAATTGAATACTAAACTGTATGTTATATAACCCTGCTACTTTTACATTTAACCTAGAACTATTTGATAAAGTAACCCCATTAGAGTAATCGGTTGTATCAAAGGTAATAGGATAGGCAGTCGTTGTATTAGCTACAGTCTGGTCTGTTCCGTCTTGAAAAGCCCCATATGGTGCATAGTCAGCATTAGCCGCAGCAGAGGCAGGGACAAAAATGATTACGCTGTCTGGGCCTATCCTTCTGTCTGTCAAAGTGGTAGTTAAAGCACCACCTGTCGCTAACGTCAAAGTCCCTGTGTTATTGGTCTTGCCATCCATGATTCCACGGACAACTTCAGCCACAGCCCTCTGGTCACCACCAAAAGCAGGGAGACTTCTAAACATTAGCGAACCCCTTGACCAACAACGTCAACATCCACGGCTACAGCGTTCTTCCAATCTGCACCAGTAGGAACAACTTGGATACGATGGTAACGCCCTGCGCTACGCAAAGAAACCCTGTTGTCTGAGTCAGCAGCCACCGCAGTACCAAAGGTAACGTCTTGGCTTAACAATGTGCGAGAAGCTATAGCAACTGTTGCAGAACCATTGTCTACCAATGGACGAGCCAAAGTGACCACGGATGGCCCACCCAAATCAATGTCCCCAGTAGAAATTACGCCTGTAAGGGGCTGACCTGTGTATGTGTAAACCTTTGCGCCTAGCGTACCTCCAAGGAAATACTTACCCCCCACATAAAGGCGTGAGTCAAGACTTGTTGTCAATGCGTCAATAGATGCGTTAATGCTATCCAATTGTTCTAAAGTTACAGCAGTCGTAGATGCCTCAGACAAGTAGTCAGTACCTGCGTCTGCATAAGTCCATCTTTTTGTAGCAAAGTTGTAAATGATTAGTTTACGATTTCCGTCTGTAGCTACATAGTTCCAAATAACCAGTTTGCGAATAGGGTCAACGGCAGCAGACATAGTTCCATAGTCAGATTCTGATGCGTCATCAATAAAGAATCGGTCAACCTTCTCGCTACCAATTGACTGAACAGTCTGACCATCACACAAATAGAAACCATCATCCGATAGGAAGAATGTAACGCCTTGGTACTGAGCAATAGAACCCGCAACCATACATCCCTTATTACGAGAGATGTTGTCAAACTGAAATATGAAAGGAGTCCCAACATAGGTCATTCGGCTAATGGCTCTTTCTAAGAACACCAAGCCAAACTCACCACCACGGATTCCCACAATCTGCCCACCATCAGGAATGTCCTGATAATCAGACTGTGTGTTTACATTCTCTACCCAATCTGTCTCATCATTGATTGCAGACCATCTGACACGATACTGCTGTTGTGTCGTTTCTAACGTATTAGCGCAAACAACAAAGTCACGCACCACAGTAATAAATTTAGCTATCGGTGCAGATGCACTTAAATTAGCAAATGAAGTAGAAGTTCCTAACGTCCATGATTGCAATACATCAGCATTGTTTGTAGTAATTACTCGTTTACCAAACTGAGTAAATCTAACCCTATCGTTAATTCCAGTAGTCATCCCTGTCTTGACTTGAGTCAATGCGCCTACGCCATCTACTGTAAAAATCTTAGATGCGCCAGAAGTAAACAATTGGGTTGTCGAGTCTGGATTCTTGGCAGCGTACAAAGACACTAGGTCTTCGGTAGCAGTACTAGTAAACGCTACAGGACTAGGGAAAGGGCCATAACCCACAGCCTGAGACACTACATTTTTAGCGTCAGTCAATGCGCCAGTAATACCTGATTGGTCAGGCATCCACTCACCTAGTTGTATTCTTTGTGTAGGCATATCAGATGTATGTGTTACGCATTGCTATTGGAACGCCAGAGAATTGACCCTTCTCGTCAGAGCGAGTCAATGAACTCATAGCCCTATCAAACATAGTTCCCCATGTGTTAATACGAGCATCATTCATCAAGTAAGGCTCTGCCTCAAGCAAAGCAGAGTACAAAAGCAAATCAGGACAAACAGTCAAAAATGTATTGCTTGTATTCGATGTACTCAAGAACGTAGGCGCAGCAGAATACACAAGGTTTAATGTGTAGTTGCTATCAGGAATAGGTGCTAACTTAAATGTGGTAGACAAGACTGTGTAATCCAATGGCTTACCTGCGTCCATGCTTCGTGAGTTACGAGAGAACAAAGACGGAGATTCATAGTTCAATGGAAATACTGGATTACCTGCAACCACAAAATCTTTTATTTCTAAGAAGTCAGATGGGATAGTAACTGTAGCTGTTCCTGATGTGCAGGTCAGCGTTGTAGAAGTTAACATCTGGCGAATACGCAAGTCTCTGCGTAAGCGCACTTCTGCCAAACGGATAAAGTCTGGAATCTGAGTCGTTAGGTCTGTACGAGCCAAGTATTCTGCAATAGTTGTCTGTAGTTCAGCATAGGTAGTAAAACTCATACAACTCCTGTTCTAGTGCGCCATGCACGATTCATTGGGTCATTTAACCAAGCAGCAAAACGCTTGTCATCAAGAACAGCAAACCCACGCATGATTCCAGCTTTGTTCAAGTCATCAATGACTGTCATAGGAATAGATGCAACCTTATTGCCAAACAATTGGTCAGACCATCTTGCTCTCTCGTCATACGAGTTATATTCTTTTTTATTCTGCTCAACAATGTCAGTAACATCCTGACGAGTTTGAATAACGATACCGCCCTCACCATCAGCATGGACAGCAGTTTCACGAAAGTTGTTAGGGTTTTGCATAGCCTAATTCTATCAGTTTGAGTAGAAAAGAAAATGCCCCAGAGGTTTAAGTCTGAGGCATTTTAGAGTTACCTTAGATTAAGGTGTCAAGTCAGCCAAAATGCCGTGAGCAGCTTGGTTTTTTACTTCCAAGGTGTACTCAGCCAACAACTGTGTAGACTCATTGTCGCCAGTAACAGCCAACTCGTTGGTCTGGAAAGGACGCAGATAAGCGATAGCAGCCATGTCAGGGTCAAGGATAAACGCTGTTTCGCCACATGAGTTAGTGGAGGTCATAAAACGGTTGGGAACAATTGAGATTGCACCGAAATCTGACAGGTAAACGTCCGCAGCCGAAATTATGGTTGTAGGCGCATTGCTTGGGGCCATGAAACGCTGTGCAGCAATACCAGTAAAGGCAGAAACCAACTGCTTGTGAGCAGGGTTAACCATCAATACTTTAGGATTGCCACCAGAAGCGTAAACTTCTTTAACAACAGTTTGCAAGATTGCCTCTGTGAAAGTGCGGTTTGTACCATCTGTACGAGCAGTAGTACCCAAGTCGCCAGCAACACCAGAAGTACCGCCATCATAGTTAGAATTCAACCATGCTTGCAGACCACCCAATTTACGAGCAGTAGAAGAATTGCCGTTGGCAGCAACTTGATTGCTCAACAAGGTAGTTTCCATGTCCCGCTTAATTTCGCTGGATGCTTTAGCCAGTTGATAGGCTTTTTCTGATTTGCGGCCAGCCTTGTCAACTGACTGCAAAGTGCCAGAAATCTTGATAGTTTTCTGTGCAATCTGGGTGCGGTTGCCAACACGAGTTGTTGGAGACATAGTAGCGTCAGATGCTGTTGCGCCCTCAACTGTGAAGTTGTCTAAAGTTGCAGCAGCCAAGCTGTCTGTCTGCCACTCGTGCAAAACAGCAGTTGCCTTAGTCTTGCCGATAGACGACATAAATGGAACATCTGTTGGTGAAATCGAGTAGATAACATCCGAAAGGTCTTCTCTCATACCGATTGCGGTATATGTTTGATAGGTAGCCATAATTTAATACTCCAAAATTTATAAAAATCGTTCAAATGCTTTTGCTGCGTCAGTAACTTTTCCTGTCTCACGCAACCTTTGCATTACCTGTTTGTCTTGTGAAGACTTAGCTTGGGGAACTGAAGTACCAGAACGCATCATCTTAGGAGCAGACTGAAGTTTTTTATTCAACTCTGGTTTGCTCTTTTGAAGTTGCTCATACTTCATTGCCTTATACAAGGTATTCACAGCACGACTGTCATACACGGAACTAAGTTCTTGGTCAGTCCACCCTACAGATTTCGCATAGTCACGGATTTGTTTCCGAACCGCATCACCCTGTGGTGTCGCTAACTCAGGAATCAGACTAACTAGCTTCTCAGATTCTTGACGGAGATGGTTTTGCAGTTGGGATTGTTGCTCGGCTTGTTGCTGTTGGGCAATGCGTTGCTGTTCATTCCTGACTACTGCTAACTGTTTCTCACGTTGACTCTGGTCAGCCACCGCTACCGCATAACCGATAGGGTCTGTTTCCTTTAAAACTTCTAAGTCCACACCCTGATGTTGCTGCGTAAGGAAGCTATCCAACGCTTGCAACTTCTGGGCGTATGCCTGTCGCTCTTGTTTCACTTGCTCTAAATGACCACGTTCAGCTTCAATCGCCTTACGCTGTTCAGCTAGAGCCTGAGACTTCTTAGTGTAGTCCGTACCTTGTTGATAACCCTTGATAAGTTCGTCTAGTTCTACTTCGACTTCCTCACCAGATGCCTTGACTTTATATCTTGGCTTAGGCTCATCAGATTCCTCTGAATACTCAACTTCGTCAGTCTCTTGAACTTCCTCTGTTTGACCCTCGGCTTGGCTGTTGTCAGCTTCCTCAGAATCACCCATCAGACTTTCAAACGCTGAAGCGGCTTGGTTTACATCTAGGCTTTCACTCCCATTAGGGTTGGTGTTTTCCATTTGTCATCTCAATAATCGCCAGAAACCTTCTGGACGGAGGTTAGGGTAAACCCTAAAGAATCTTCCACTTCTTCTCTTTAATCACAGTTTCCGAGGCTATGCCTTCTAGGTGTCCTGTAATTAGTTCAATAGATTTGATGTGCCGATAAGCATCTTCACGCTTATCACATTCTTCTGCACTTGTGTTAATTATTACACTAATCTGTTCTTTTTTCAAGTTATCTATGACTTCTTTAAAGAAATCATCATTTAATAGGTTTTTAGCCCATTGCGCCAAGATTGCTTTATCGGTCATAAAAGAGAGTTAATTTGCTTCTTTGTAAGTTTTCCAGAGTTAAGTAACCCAAGGAAATCCTCACCATACTTATCTACAGCGTTTTTCTTAATAACGTATTCACCAGATTGCAATGAGGCATATCCATCGTCTTGACCAATTGGGTTAGAACCCATCAATCTGTTCATAGTGACTAGACCGCCATTGGCAAATTCACCGACACCAACGCCCGCACTACCACTATCACCACCGCCACCACCACCACTATCACCACCACCGCCACCACCACTATCTGCGGCTGCGGCTGCGGCAGCACCTGCGGCTGCGGCATCAGATGCTGAAGCACCACCAACTACTGCATCAGCGGCTGCTTGACCCGCTGCTCCCGCTGCGGCATCTGATGCACCCGATGCACTAGCGGCTGCGGCAGCGGCTGTTCCTGCGGCTGCGGCTGAAACTCCTGTCCCACTAACTCCTGATGTAGCAGTTGCGCCACCAGTAGCTATGCTATCTGCATTGGCTGCGGCTATGGCGGCGTTGGCGGCTGCTGCTGCGGCTACATTATGTGAGTTAATTACTTGTGCAGCTAAACTTGTAGGTGTATTTGTAGCAATACCAAAAGCAATAGCTAATGCTTGGCTTACTGTATTTGCAACTGCTACACCATTTTCATTGATTGAAAAACCTGTGCCACCAATTGAAGCAGAGGGAGCAGAATCTCCACCCACACCACCACCTAAATCAAAGCCAGATAAACCAGTTGAATCTGGGGCAGTTGTGTACTTAGATATATCAATTGGGGTTATCTTTCTTGGCCCCTGTGCTTGTAACAACGCACCATAAGCCACGCCACGTTGTTCTGGAAGTTGCTCACCAAGCGTATCCAACAATGAAGTAGTAGGCGCAAACTGTGTCTGTGGACGATACTGGCTTTGTATTCCAGAAATAATATCTTGGTATGAAGCACTTTGTGGATTGCCTCCACCTACTAAACTCATTAGTTCTTCGTATTTCATATAAATATTACCTGCTAATTGTGTTTAAGACATTAGACAGACTAGGTGTAGCTTGACCTGCTACTGCGGCTGGAGTTTGCTGACCTTGACCTTGCAACATTGCAATAATGCTTTCCATAGATGGACGATTAGCAACCATCTCACCAGCCAAACGCTTAGATTCAGAGAACGCAGGAAACAACTCTCTAAACTGACCCACAGGTACTGCTGTTGTCGTAGTTGTTGCTGGCGGAATTATTGCTGGCGCACCTGTTGGTGAAATACGTTGTTCATACTGACCAAATTTTGTGTAATGTGTATCTGCAAACTCTTGTGGAGTTAAGCCATACGTATTATTTAAATAACTTGTTGCAACATCAGGATTGTCTTGGAAGTATTTTGGCAATGAAGATAAATCACCACTTGTAATTGCCGTAACTACAGTTGGGCTTGCTCTTTGCTCTAGTGGGCCACCAAATTTTGCATAGTGAGCCGCTGCAAATTCTTCAGGTGTTAAACCATAAGTATTTTTTAAATAACCTTGTGATACATCTTGGTTTTGTTTAAAGTATGCTGGCAATGTAGAGAGATTACCGCTAGTAATAGCTTCAACAAAAGAGGGCGCAGCCCTTTGTTCTCCTCCACCATAAAGAGCAAAGTGAGTATCAGCAAACTCTTGTGGAGTTAAGCCATACGTATTTACTTTATACGCATTAGCGACATCTGGGTTATTTAAAAAATATGCAGGTGTAGTAGCCATGATTAACCTCTAATCTCTACGTTGGATGTAATGCCAGCACCAATCTTCATTGCTTTCAATTGTGCTTCTGCTTCAAACTCTTGTTGCTTCAATGCAAAGTAAGCCTGTTGTTTCTCACGCTCTAGTTGCAACTTAGCACCTTCTTTTTCACGCAATAACTGCATCTCAAGAGCCGCCTTCTGTTGCGCCATCTCCATGTCAATCTGCATCTGCTGTTGTTGCATCTGCATATCAGCTTGTGCTTTAGCTTGGTTAGCTTGTATCTCAGCCTGTGTTCTAGCCATCAATGCCTGTACTTCTGGGGGCATCTGCTGTTGCTGTGGAGGAGGATTAGAAAGCATCTGGTCTTGCTCTGGCGTAATCGCTTTGTAGAACTCAGCACTATCTTTGAACCCTGCAATCTCAACCATGCGTCCCAATGTGCCACGATACTGAGCAGGAGAAACGTAAGGATTAGCAGGGCCGTACTGACCAATCAACTGCTCTTGTTTAGCAAGAACCATAGACAACATAGCCATCTGCTCTTGACGATTCCCTGCGCCTAATCCCACGTTTATGGAAACATCGTATTGGTTAGCCCATGTTCTAGGGTCAAACTCTACGAACTCACCACGCATACGCACCAAACGAGCCTTGTCTTGGTACTTGCACAAGAGATGCAAGATACCCTTAAACAAAGACTTAACGCCTGTCTCAGCAAAGATTCGAGCCATTAGTTCAATCTTACCTGCGCCAGCTTGTTGCATAGAAGCTACTGCTGCTGCTGTCACGTTCTGTAAAACAGATGGGTCTAGCCCTTGTGAGGCATCAGACACGCCTGTACGCTTAGACTGGATTGTGTCCAAGTATTGAAGCATTGGGAAAGCCTGAGAAGCCACGTTTTGAACAACTAACTGTTGAACAGCATTAGGAGACTTGGCACGAATAACACCACCTGCTGTAGAAGTCAACAAATCGTCAATGTTGACCTGTCCTTCGATGGCAACCACACGAGCATTGTTTGTCAGATATAAGTTATCCAACATCTGACGAGTAATAGTAGTCTTGATTAACTGTAGGTCAACTGTTCTGTCAGCCAACGAGTTACCAAAGAACTTGTGCGGAATTGGAATAGGACAGATTGAGTGGAAAGGAACATAGTCAACCTCCTCAACCATTTCCTTACCCTTGGCATCCTCAAGAATCTCGTTTGAAGCGTAGAACACTTGAACCAATGCAGCAATGCCTTTGCCATCTAAGTCGGTCTTGACGTAGCACTCAAAGACTTCAATCTCTTGCATCGCAGGGTCATCAGTCTGCGTTTGGTAAGGTTGCTCACCTGCTGCGTAACGAGCCACACGCTCTGGTGTGTACGCTAAAGCATCACCCATCTGCAAGCCTTCTACTTGCTTCTTGTTAAAGCCCATAGCAATTAAGGTGCTACGAGTTAACATCTGACGATGGGCTACGAAAGGTGAGTCAGCAATAGTTCTAGCCTTCTTGCTAATCAAGAACTCCTCTGGGGGTACGTTCTCAATCGTTACTTTGCCTGATTTCTTCTTTTGCTGCACCACAACATTGTGTGTAGCACCCATCACAGGCATACCCATAGGGTCTACAACTGGCTGTCCCATTGGGTCAAATATTGGGAACTCTGTCGTATCTTGCTCGACAATCTCCATAGTCTCATCACTCATCAGCATTGCTAACTCGTCATCAGACAAGTCAAAGTAACGCTCTTTGGTAATGTCTTCTTTGTCTTCCCAATAAGCCTTAACAATGCCGTTCTTTTGCATCAAGGCATCTTTGAACCAATCATGCAGAATGGCTACGCCTTCGTTATCCCTGTTGAATACCCAGTTGCAATAATCAGTAGCTTGCTTGGCAGAGGCTTCATCCCTTGGGCCTTGTGGCTCAAAGACTACGATATTGTCTGAGCCTGTAAAGATACGAACTAGGCTAGGCAGCGCACCATCTATCGCTTCTGCCACTTCTCCAGTAACGATTTGAGATTTACCCTCAACCTCATTACCATATGGCTGTCGTAGATAAGCCTCCAAAGCCTGTTTGCGTTGTTCAACAGTTTCACTTTCAATAAAGCCAATAGCGTCATCAATCTCTGCCTGTAGTATTGACTTCAGTTCGTTCTGTTCCATGTTTGTCCTTTGGAGGGCGACCCATTCGGGGTTTGTCCAATTGTAATGCTTTTACCACATTTTCCAACATTTCAAGACGCTTTTCAAGTTCTTTTACTTTAGGGGCTAAATTTGCACCCTGCATTGATACATACATCAGACAATCCATTTCGGCATTTGGTTAATAGGCTTATCCCAAGTTGAATGTCCTTCATCCAATCCAAGGGCTAAGTAACGGAACGAATCAGAGCCATGACTAGACCAATCGTGTAGTGGTCTTTCATAGAAAATCTTACGCTTCTCATCGTAGTCTCTGCGGTAGTTTCTCAGGCAGTTCAGCCCTATCTGCACCTTTGGCACGTTAAACCAACATCTTGGAAGCAACCTTCTCACAGCTTGGATGCCATCGTCTAGTCCCATTCTGGGAGCAATCTTGACCTCTAGCCCTGATTCCTCAAGCATCTCAAGTCGGCTCTTACCTGTGCCTAACTCTCTGACCCTAACGTCATGGGGCAATATATGCTGTGCTTTGAGATAGTCGTTGTCCTTAATCCACTTCACATAGTGGTCTAGTCCTACGCCATGATTCTCGTAATAGTCCAGTAATCTGACCTCAGAGCCTACCAACTGAGCCACCCAGATAGACGTTGAGTCACCCATTCCCAAGTCCCAAGCAGTAAAAGTTCTGCTCAACTCCTCTCTAGGAATCTCTTGCATATGCTTCTTTTCTTCTAGTTCATTGAGGATTTGCCCAAAGTAAGAGCCTTCTACAGCAGCGTCAAAGCTACATTCAAACTCTTGGCGGTACTTATCTTCCCCCATCTCATTCTTGGCAGCCTTCAGTTCTACCTCATCTACTACATTTGTCTCAGAGGCTTTGAACTCTAGCAAGCCCCACCCCTCCTCTTTTATAGCCCTGTCTCGCAGTTCTTTAAAGTGGTTGTGTCCCTTTGGTGTACCAATAAACATACACCAACCCCTGCGGTCAGCCAATGCAGGTCTTACGATGTCTGTCCATATCTTAGGGTTTTGGTCACCAATTTCATCAAGAATGACCCCATCGAAATATTGTCCACGGAGAGTTTCTGGATTGTCTGACCCATACAACTGGATTCGTCTACCCCAGAAGTCCACCCTTAACTCTGAAATGTTGCTAGTGCCACCCAGAGGCTCTGCATACTTCACAAGGTAGTCCCATGCCACCCTTTTAGCTTGTCCGTATGTAGGGGCTATGTAGGCGTATCTAGGGGCTTCCTTTTGGTTGAGCAAAGCATCTTTAATTAAGTGGTTAATCGCAGAGACTGTCTTGCCCATGCGCCTATGAGCAACAACAACGCCAAAACGCTTCTCATCCATTAACTCATGGATAGCAAGTTGTTGTTCTCTAGGTTTGTAGGCTATCTCGATTACTTCTGCCATTGGACGCTTATCTGAATGTCTTTACCTTCTTCTCCAGTTACCTGTAGTGGTAAGACCTTACCGATTAGTCCCATAAAAGCCTGTGGGTGTGTCTCTGCCTTCTCTACGAGATAAGCAACGCCACCTGCGCCCTCTAGTGCCTCTAGTATCATCTCTCTAAGAACAGCATTGCCCTTATCAAGACTTCCCTTCGGTCTTCCTGCGCCTTCTCGTGCTCCACCACGATATGAAATGTTAGATTGTTTTTCAATCATTTTGTTTGACTCCTCTAGGGTTGGTCAAGTTAGTATCTACTCACAACGAGTAGAGTTAGTATATCACTTGCCTTTTTTCTTCATTACTTTTTTAGCAGAACTAAGAGCAATGGCAACTGCTTGTTTAGGGTTGGAAACCACTTTACCGCCTTTACCTGAGTGCAGAGTACCTTCTTTGTACTCACCCATGACCTTGCCAACTTTCTTTTGACCAGCTTTTGTCATTTTCATAAACTCACCATTTTTCCTTGGCAGACCAGTAAGCAGCACTCATCTTGCCTTTTGCAATATTTTTAGCATGACGAGCCATAAAACTTTCTCTACGATTCTTGTCAGCCTCAGATTCACCAGCTTTCTTTGGTGAACCCTTTACACCTTGTTGACCAAAGCGAATTAGCTTTACATCCTCACCACTCTTTGCCAAAACAGCATGAGACTTAGTGGGATGGTTAGGAGTAGCCTTGGGCTTATTAAATCCAGAGAACTGCTCTGACCCACGCTTAATCACTTCTTTTTAGCAGTCTTAGCCGCTTGTTTAAAAGCATCAGCAGTAGGCGCACCCTTGCTACCTACCTTACGCATACGCTCTGGAGTTTTACCAGCAGCCTTTTGTGATTCGATGCGTTTCTTCTTCGCAGCGATATTTGCGTACAAGCCCATCATTTTTTAGGCTTCTTTGCTTTGTTCTTTGCAGTACGCTCACCACGCTCGGGCATGGGCTTAGTCTTCTTCTGCAAATACTTCTGCATCATTTCCATCGCTTGTTGGTTTGTCGTTCCCATCATATTCATCCTCGGTTATTGGCCCACCACTAATCCATGCCTCACAAGTCCTCTTGGAAGCACACTTAAAATCAAACACTTCGCAATAGCCTAAGTCGCCAGCATCTATGACTTCCCAAGCATCCATCTCTGTGCCGTTCATCTCTAAGCCACTCTCAATGCAAGCAAGCATCTTAGGGGTTTGGATAAAAGCAGCGCAGTTTCCGCAACGAGACTTTTTAGCCTGTGCAGGTGAAATTCTCCAAGCCTTAGAGATATCACGCCAATAATCCATGTTCGGCTCATTGGGGTTCATTGGGCCATAGTTAGCCTTGTCGATAGCCTTTTGGCGACACTCAAGATTGACTTCTACGTCACCTGTGGCAACTGGACACGCTTCGCCCTTTTTCTCTTGGCTTTGTATCTCAATCTCAATTTTTACGGATGGCTCTAATAATCCAGACATAGGTGTCCCTAGGAGTTTGTATCATTATCACATAAAAAAATAGAGGGAACAAGTCCCTCTAAAAACTCAATGGCAACTGAGTGCGTCCATTGTGCGCTAACCAAATAGTTTTGCAAGCGTTAGATTTAAAACGCTCATCTCGTCTAGCTTCTCTACCTTCCAAATCCTAGCCTGTCCATGTATCCCATTGAAGCTACCCTGATGGCAATCCTTACATAAAGGAATACATAAGTATTGGTTATGCTGAACAATATGGTGTGCATCGCTTGGAGGAGAAGCGTTACAGACCCCACAAGGCATTTCTTTAACCTTTGCCAAGTGGAGTCTTTCCCTGTTATTGGGTCTGTTATTCATGCCAACCCATCAACTTAGGAAATTCATCAAGCCTATTTTGTTTCCTTAGTGCCTGTTTTAAATGGCTGCCACAGTAATGAACTCCATCCAAATCATATCTACCCTCTATGTTGCATTGTCGAACCTTTCCTGACCATGTTGGGCTTCTATACGCTTGACAAGCAAACTTATCTTTTTGAACTCCAGCACCATCGCAACAAGGACAAAGGAACTCTTTTCTAAGTGGATTCATTCTTCATTCCTCTTACAAAAGTAGCAAAACTATGTGCTGTATCGCCAAAGGATTTAAGTTTCTCAAACTCTAAAGCCACTTCTTCAAGAGTGTCGTTTCTAATTTTTTCAGCAACTTCATTTCTATTCACTTGGGTTTTGACCATTTGACGCTTGCGCCAGCCCATTGCTTTTTCAAAAATGTTTAGTTCAGTCATACAAAGCCCTTACAAAGTAAACCACTAGCGACCAAAAAGCCGCTAGTCCCACAACAATCAGCTTCCAAGCATTAGTCACACTCATAAGCAATAATTTTTGCATGGTCAGATTCTTCAAGTAAATGGCTAGTCAGTCTCATTGTGCCTTCCATCTCAAGTTCTTTAAACTGTGCGTCAGTAAAGATGCCCATGACATTGCGTCCCTCAAACCATACTTCATCAATGTTCTCGTTGTAAGTGCCTTCTTCGTCTGTCTCGTATGCCATGACAACAGTAACGATTACAGAGCCTTCACCAACAGTTGTGTCAAATTCGTATTTCATTTTGTGTTCCTTAAAAGTAGCAAGCCAATTCACTAGCGTCCATCTTGTCTTGATAGTGATTCCAGCCATCAATCCAATTTTTAGATTTTGTTTTATCGCAAGTCTCGCAAGATGCAGCCGCATCAAAACCTTTACGAAACTCAATACAAGTAAAGTATTTGCTCATTTTCTTAGTCCTTAAAAGTACCCTTGCGGATTGCTTGGGCTGACTTGATTGTATAGTTTTCTCAACAGTTTGTTGAAAAATATATCTAAGTATTTTCCCTACTCCGTAGTTTTTACGCCAAGTCTTTCACTTGCTTGCTCACTTCTCCAAATGTCAGCTTTCATCTGGGCAGCCGTCAGCATCCATTTCAAGGTTTCTTCCTTCTCAATTGCCACCATCAAACCCCTAAGTAAATCAGCATACTCAATGTGAGCATAGGCTTCACGCTCTTGGGCAACCGCAGAATCTATCCCTCTGGCTAAAGCATCCTTCATTAGTAGAGCCTTCTTAGTTTTGCGAAACTCCTCAAGGTAGATTCTTTGCGCTTTAGCCTCGGCAAATTTTGCTGAGTTTTCTATGATGAACTCAATCGCTTTGTAAGGTGCTTTCACTTAACTACTCCAATCATTCGTAGAGCCGCTTCTGGGCAATCTATTCTCGCCAAGGTACTACCAGACCAATTCTCGAAAAAGTCGGCTTGTAGCTTCGTTAAACGCTTTTTAGAGTCCGTTTTAATCTCCACCAGAAAGGTGTGACCCTTGTAGCCAACCAAAAGGTCAACTGGTAAGCCAATAATCCAGACGTATGCACCTGCGCCACGCAAGGCAGAAACTATCTGGTCTTGGTTAGCATCAACTCTTGCTGCTCTCCTCATTTCGTAACCTCGTCATTCTGTCCCTCAAAAGCAAAGTATCTGACTTTCCTCTGATTCGTTCCAAGTCCACGCACACACCCTGCCACCAGAGCAACGCTTTGCTTGAGCCAATCGTCAATTTCTTTTGGTTGTATCTGAGTATCCACTCTTTGGCTTCGCAGTCCTTGAA